GGGTGACGGCGAGGGCGGGGGACCAGGAGTCGGGGATGGGCGGCAGATCGATCGTGACCAGGTCGCGACTGTCGGCTTTGAACGTGAAATTCCCGCGCGGTCGGTGCCGCTCGGCGTCGGGCACGAAGGCCCGCACGCGGTCTTGGGTCCACTGGCCGCCGGAGCGCTGGCGCCAGTGCTTGGGGGCGAAGTCGAACCGGTGGACGGGCGGATACAGATGCATGGCGGCTCCTATCCTACCAGGGTGCGGCCGGTCAGGCGCTCGTACTCCCGGATGGCGTCTACGACGGCCTGCCCGGAGCGGGCGTCGGCGGTCAGGGACTGCAGGGTGATGTTGACGGGGCGTGTTTCACGTGGAACCGCGGCCCATGCGGGGGCGCCGAGCGGGATGGATGCTCCGGCGTCGGCGAGGGCGCCGGAGTCGATCATGCCGGGCATGCCGCGGGTAAGCCGTTGCAGGCTGCCGCGGACGGTCGTGTACTGGGATTCCATGCCCTGGACGAGGCCGCCGATGATCAGCCGGCCGGCGCCGTAGAGCAGCTGCCGGTCGGTTGTCTCGGGGCCCTTCCAGGACGTGAGCTTGCTGGTCAGCCATTTCAGGCCATCTTTGACCATGCTGAAACCTGATTTGATACCGTCCCAGAGTCCTTTGATGATAGATTTGCCGACGTTGAGCAGGATCTTGCCGGCGTTGCCGAACGCCTTCACTATCTTACCGGGGATCTGGGCGACCCACCCCACGACTTTGGTGATGGCGTTCCAGATGGAGGACGCTATCTGGCCGAGTACATTCCATACTTTGGAGAGTAGCTTGCCGAACCAGCCGATCACCATCCCTATGGACCCTATGATGGTCTGGAATGTTATCTTCACCTGATGGGCCGCCCAGGATATGACGGCTTTGATCCCGTTCCAGACGCTCTTGACGACGCCGAGCAGCCCCTGGAACGCGTTGCCGAGCCACCCGGCGGCGGTCTTGATCCCGGCCCAGACGGCTTGGATGACGGCGCCGGCGCCGGAGATGACGGTCTTGATCCCGTTCCACACCCAGGATGCGACGGTCGCGATCCCGGTGAAGACAGCGCCGATGACGGCTGCGCCGCCGCGGAGTAGGGCGACGAAGCCTTCCCAGGCGGCTTTGACGACGGCGACGGCGACGGAGAACACAGTCTTGACGCCTTCCCACGCCCAGCCGACTACGGTGGCGAGGCCGGACATGACGGCGGAGACGGCCGTGACACCGAGCTGGAAGACCATCTTGATGACCTCCCAAGCGATCTGCAAGGCGACCGCGGCGGTCTTGACGACGCCGACGAGTAGCCGCCAGGCGCCGACGAAAACGCCGCCGATGATCCTGCCCAAGCCGGACAGGAGGCCGGGGAGCTTGCCGATGAGCGGGACGACGTAGTCGGCGATGAACCCGGTTATCTTAGTTACGATGGGTAGCAGCATGTTGCCGAGTTTGGCTTTGGCATCTTCCCATTTCGCGGACAGTACCTGTTGTTTGTGGGCGAGCGTGTCGGTCTCGCGGGCGAATTTCCCGGTGGAGTCCGCGCTCTGTTTTTGGATGAGGGAGAGTGTGGCGGCTTGCGTCGCCTGGGTCGTCAGCTGTCCGTTGACTTTCTTGTAGCCGAGTGCCGCGGCCTCGGCGTCGATAGCGTTCTGGGTGAGGGAGATACCGTATTTCTCAATCGGATCCCTCTCACCCTTGAGGGCAGCGGAGAGCGCGTCCACGGCATCCTTGGTGTTGCCGCCGAACTGCGCGGACAAATCGGCGCCGATCTTGATGACTTTGTTTGCCTGGTCCGCGAGCTGGTTGGCGGCGGTGCCCCCGTTTTTCAGCTGGGTGCCGATCAAGGTTGCCATTTCGTTGTACTGGTTGCGGGAGAGTCCGACGGCTTCCGCGGCGCTCTTGGCGTAGGAGTGGACCTGCTTGGCGGAGGTTTTGAAAACGTCGTCCACGGCGCCCATGGACTGTTGTAGGTTCGAGGCGGCGCCGACGGCTTGTTTGCCGATGGCGAAAGCGGCGGTGGCGCCGAAGCCGACAACGCCGGCTGTGATGCCTTTCATGCCGACGCCGAGCGCGGAGAAGGACTGCTTGAGCTTGCCCATGCCGCCCTCGCTCTGGCCGATCTTGCCGAGCTCCGACCTGAACTTCTTCGTGTCGGCCGTCACAGAAATCTTGATGGATTGCCTTGCCATGCCGCTCCTCTTCCTGCTACACTGGGTTATGCACGAGGCATCGTGTGACTCCTTTCAGTTGGTTCTTGCCGATCAGCCCCCCGCCTTCGGGCGGGGGGCTTTTCGTCGTCACCACCCCACGCTCACCGGGCCGTGTTGGCTCTCCGCCACGCCTTCCGCAGTTCCAGTTCCTCGATCGCGGTCAGCGTCCAGTACTGGCTGGGCGTGGCGAGCAGCCCGGCGGCCGTCATCTCCGCCATCCGCCGCACGAAACGGCCTGGCCGCCTCAGCCGCCCCTGCGTTCTCGCCGAGCACTTGGTTGATGCGGGCGACGAGCGGGGCGAGGGCCTGAGGCGTCTGCGGGGCGGTGCGGGCGCCGGCCCGGATCAGGTCGGCGAGCTGGACCAGGGAGAGTCCGTCCACAACGTCGGGCGTGAACGGCGGGGCGCCGGCTTCGGCGAGGCGCTGGGCGGAGATGAGGCCGAGCGCCCGGAACATGGCGATCGGGTCCACCGTTTCGAGCTTGTCCAGGGAGACGCCGAGGGTGGCGGTGAGCAGGACGTGCTCTCCGATGGTCAGCGTCTCCATCAGGCGCTCGGCTTCGACGTCGGCGATGGCCGACACGGGCGATTCGTCAGACATTGAGTCCTCCTATGTTGTTCTCTAGACCGAGTTTGGTGCATATCTCGCCGATCCCCTTGATCAGGTTCCGGACGATTTCCTCGTTCTTAACTTCCAAGGCTTTGACGAGGAACATGGTGGCTTTGATGTGGTGTGCGGGCCACCCGTAGTGCTGGACGCCCGCGTAGGGGATGGATTTGCGGCCGGCGGTGACCACGGCTTTCGTTTTGCCGCGGCCGGCCCGGATCGAGCCGGCGAGCCGCCCGGTCTTGTGGGGCGTGAGCGGCCGGGCGGTTTTGACGACGAGGCTCCCGAGGGAGTGCATGAGGTCTTTCATGTCCTGGGTCTCGGCGCCGGCCCTGTTGAGCGCCCGCATGGTCTTGTTGAAGCCTTCGATGCGCATGACGGCGCCGCCCCCGAGGTCGTAGAGGCCGTCGCCGGAGACGGTCACCGCCATAGTCTGCGCCTTCCTTATGCTGCGGTTTTCTTCTCGCGGGTGCGGATCGTGAACTTGAGCTCGGTGGTGGCGTCGTCATCTCCGGCTTTGATGCCGAGGGAGGGACGGAGCTTCGGGAAAGCGAGGGTGCCTACCCAGTGGGGTTCGTCGGCGGTGGGGGTGTCGTTTCCGTGCGGTGCGAGCACGAACGGGACGTTGTCTTTTGCGGGGTTGTCGAAGACTTTCATGCACAGGGCGTCGCCGGACGTGGACTGGACTACGGTGACTTCGAGGGTGGCTTTGCCGACGGAGCCGTGGCGTACGTCACCGAATGTTTTGGTTCCGGCGTCCTTCGTCTCTTCCTCGGGGAATTTCCATTCGGAGACTTCGGCCATGTAGTCCACGTTGTCGATTTTCAGCGTGAGGTTGGAGCCGCGGAGGCGTGCGAATGCCATTTACTTCTTCGCCTTTCTCGTGATGATGGTGCGGATGGTGATGCGGGTTGCGGGGAGCGGGGCGGCGAGGCTGTCGCTGGATATCGCCGTGTACTCGCCGACGGTGATGCCGCCGACGTCCAGGCCGATGGCGGTCTGGGTGACCCGGTCCAGCATGGACGTGGCGTCTGCGATGGCCATGCCGGGTCGGGCGGTGATCGTGACCCGCCAGGTGGCTCGGGCCTGCCCATAGGGCAGGTCTTGGTTGTCGCCGGCTTCGATGCCTACGAGTTCGATCCAGGCGGATGCCGGCTGGATCGTCTGCGGCGGGTAGGCGCGGACGTCCACGAGACTGTCGTGGTAGACGTTCCCGAGCAGCCAGACGAGCGTTTCTTGGAGCTCGTCTCGGCACTCGGCGATCGTGGGGATCGAGGCGTTCATGCGAGGCCTGGCCTGACGTAGGAGGCGAGCATGGGGTAGACGGCGCGGAGCGGGTCCCTGGCCAGCCGGACAGGGGAGCCGGCGTCCGCGAACGCCGAGAACACGCCGCCCGGGTTCAAAGCCCTCGTGTTGAGTTCCCGGGCAACTTCGAGGACGGCTCGGGTGGCGATTCGGTCGGGGATCTCGGAGGATCCGACGTAGTCCCGGATCATCTGCACGGCGTCGTCTACCAGGTCGGCTATCTCGGTGGGTTCGATGGTGGAGGCCCCACCCGCGAGGTGCAGCTCGCGGGTGAGGACCAGCCGGACCTTTTCCAGGTCTACCGTGAACGCCATGGTCAGGCGGTCTTGAACGTCCAGGGCAGGACGGCCAGGGGCATCTGCGCGTAGTGGGCGGCTTCGCCGTAGACGGCGATATCCCGCTGCAGATCGAGGACCTGGTCTTGCTGGAGGGTGATCGGGGCGCCGGGGGCCTCCTGGCAGACGATCGCCCGACGGTCGTAGAAGGCCGCGAGGGTGGAGCCGGGCAGCGGCACGACGGGCACACCGTACAGGCTGAGGGAGATGGGCGCTGTCGGGTCGATCTTCCCTTCGTTGGCGACCGCGCCGTCGGACCCGACCCAGCGCAGGAGCCTCTTTTCTTCGCCGAGCTTGGCGATGGACTTGATCAGGTCCCAGGTCAGGAACAACCCGTCGATCACATACTGGTCGGAGTCATCGAACCTTTGCTGGGCGTCTATGATGACTTCCCTCAGCGAGTCGGCGGTGATCGCGTCGGCCTTCGTGGCACCGCCGACGGATTGTTTGACGGCGACGTCGAGGATCGTCTCGCGGACCAGCTTGACGTTCCAGGATTCGATCTGTTTCGCGTACTTGATGGCCTGCCGTTCGAGCAGGTTGCTGATGAAGGCAGGATCCGCCCTGGTGAGGGTTTTCCGGGTGATCTGGGTGCCTCCGGCGAAAGGTTCGATCTGCGCCGTCTTCTCTTCATCCTTCATACCGCCGGTGGCGACCTTCGTGCCCTCGGTGTAGGCGACAACTTTCAAGTCGTCTTCCTTGTAGACGCTGTACGCGATCGAGGTGCCCTTGCTGGGGAGGTTGGTGGTGTGGGTGAGCGCGTTGGTGACGCGCTGTTTGGCGGCCATCCGGGCCTGGATCCTGCCGAGCCAGATGGGCGGCTGGACGGAGTCCGTCGATTTGACGGCGTCCCGGAACCGCATCCCGGCGGGGGCGCGCTTGGCGTAGTCGCCGAACGACGTGTAGGCGGCGAGCGGATGCTCGGCGGGCGCGTGGTCTCGGGTTTCGAGTTCGTCGATCCGGGAGCGTAGCCCGGCGATGTCGGAGTGTGCCGTGTCTATGGCGTCTTCGAGGACGCCGAGCGCGGGATCGGCCATAGGTGCCTTCCTTTCGGTAGTGCGCGCTGCGCGCTGGTCAGTGATCGGGGTGTCCGCGTAGGCTGGGAAAGCCACGACGGAGACTTCGTAGAGCTCGGCTCGGGTGACTGTGACGTGCACGGTCCCGTCATCGCGCTCCTGGATATCTATGCCGTCGGCGGCGGGCAGGAATCCAATGCTCATCCGGGTCAGGACGCCGTCGGCGATGAGCTGCCGGGTTTCGTCGCCGAGCGGCGTGTCGGAGATGACCGCATCGATGACCAGGCCGTCGTCTTCGTCGCGAAGCTCGGTGATGCGGCCGATCGGCTTGTCGTGGTCCCGGAACAAAAGCGGACCTTGCTCGATCGGGGTGATGGCGCCGGCACGGATTTCCTCCGTGAGGCCGGGGAATATCTCGGTGGTCTGCCCGTAGGGGACGGCCCGAGCGGTGATCGTCCATCCTCCGCTTTCAGGCGTCGGAGGGGTGGTCGCCGCTATCTCGGTCGCCCTGGTCATCATCCCCGCGGGGTGCAGGATCTTCTCCAAGCTCCTGCGCTGACTGGCTCTCATCCGCAGCCTCCTTACTGTCTTCATCTTCGATCGGGTTCAGGCCCTCGATCGCCCGTACCTCATCCACGGTGAGGAATCCGGCTTCGAGGGCCACCTTGTGGGCATTGTAGCGGGTGGTGGTGTCGGGCCGAAGGAAGCCGTCCATGTTGAACCGCACATCATCCACCATGAGAGAGCTGAGCGCTTGCTCGATTTCCCGCATGTACGGCATCAGCGTGTGCCGCACGAACAATATGCTTTCCTGTTCCATGTTGGCGTAGGTTTTGGAGTCACCGTCGCCGGAGGTGAGCATGAGCCTGGCGGGGATCCCGAAGATCCGCGCCACGCTGATGGTGTTGACCTTTCTGACGTCCAGGAGCTGTAGCTCGGCCGGCGTCAGATAGCATTGCTTGTAGGTGAGACCGGAGCCGAGGACGGCGACGCCGCCGGCCGGCGTCATCGTCTCATTCGCCGACTGCTTCCAGCGCTTGGCGTCGTCCGCGGAGAGCGTCTGATCGGTGGTGAGGATCCCGGTGGGGCGGCCGCCGCGCTGGGTCCAGGACGCCGCATAGTGGCTGGCGTCCAAGGCGCCCGCGAGACCGTCGGCCCAGGCCTGGATCGGGGAGACGCCGAGCGGCTCGCCGGCGGCGTGGGTGAGTCGGAGCTGCAGAATATCGTCGGCGCGGATCCCGTCGTAGGTGATGGTCTTCGCGCCGGACGCCCAGTCCAAGACAGCGTTGCAGCGGCGGGGATCGAGCAGCCGGACCCGGGGGGCGCCGGCGGTGTGGCGGATCCAGGCGTTGCCGGTCATGGCCAGTGACCGGGTGGTCTCGGCGAGGAAGCCCGGCAGGGGTGTGTCGTCTCCGAGCATGCGCTGCAGGTCCCGTGTGGCGGAGCCGCGTGGACGCCCGAGGGCCCGGGAGTATTTGTCCAGCGTCAGCTGCGATATCGAGCCTTCGAGGATAGCGAGGGCCCGGTAGACGGAGTCCAGGGCCTCGGGGTTGTCGGATGCCCCGTCCCAGCGGAGGGTGACGCCGCCGTCGGTGACGTGCTGGAGTGCCGGCCGCCCGCGACGAACTCTTAGGACCGCGCGGGCGGGGCGCCAGAGGGAAGTGAACGGGTTGCTCATCGTCTTCGATCCTACCATATTTGCATCAGGGGTTTGGCCAGGTGGCGTGTCTCGTGGACGGCGAGGGCCGTGGCGCGGAGGGCGTCTATCGGGCCGTCGGAGCGGGCGGCGTCGAAGTCTGTGCCCCTGGACGTGATTCTCGGGCGGGCGGCTTGGACGGCGGCGATGACAGCGGAGGATTGGACGTGGGAGACCGTCCCGGTCTTGACCCGATCGATCAGCTCTTGGCAGGCGTCCTGGTAGTCGGTGTAGGCGCCGATCCCGCCGATGCCGTCGTCCAGGAGGGTCTCGGCGATGAGCCGGGTGGGGCCGGTCGGGTCGGCGACGATCCTCCGGTAGCCGTCGGCCCAGAGACGCCGCAGGTAGCCGTCCAGGTCGCGGACGTCGGCGGAGGACCAGACGATCGCGGTGACGGGATCGCCGTCGGAGTCCAGCCAGGCGGCCGCGATGGTGGCGGCCGTGTTGTCGCGGGCGACGTCGTAGGCGATGACCGTCTCGGCGGGTCGGGGCCGGGTCGGGGCGTCTTCGAGGGCGAGGCCGGTCCAGGCGGCGACGTCTATGACGGCGTCCGCGTCGCCCTCGGTCGGCAGGTTCAGGAACGCTCGGCGCCACTCGGCGAGCGGCAACCCGGCGGCCAGGTCTCTCAGGCGTCGGAGAGACTGGGTGTGTCCGATGGCGGGATGGAAGGCCAGGGCCTCATCGCTGTACGGGTCGGCGTCGGCGGCGGCCGGGTCGGCGGAGAACTCCAAGTAGAGGGTCCGGGATCCGGGATCCGCGGCGGCGGCACGGCCGGCGGCGATTTCGGAGTCCAGCCAGCCTCCGGAGGCGGCTTCGGAGCCGCGGGTGGACAGCAACATGAACTGCGCCATCGGCCGGGTGGCCTGGGCGGGCCGGACGGCGGCCTGGATCGTGGCGCCCTGTTCCAGGGTGTAGGCCCAGGCCTCGTCCACGGAGCAGTCATCGATGGCGTCGCCGTGGATCGCGGCGTCCGTCGGCGGGAACGGCTCCAAGTAGGATCCGGTCTTCTCATAGGTGAGCCTTTCGGCGCCCTTGCCGCGCATCACCGTCACCCCGGAGGCTTCGACGTCGGGGATATCCTCAACATAGCTGCGCCAGCGTTTCCCGGCGTCCTTGCCAGTCTGGGCGGTCATGACGGCCCGGTGGTCGGCGAAAGCCAAGAGCCTGTGAGTATGGACGGCGCCGATCACGTCGGACTTGCCGGCCTGCCTCGGGACGCACACCACGGCTTTCTTGTACCACCACTCGCCGGGATGGTCGGTGTCTATCTCGCAGAGCACGTCGGCGAAGTAGGACTGCCACGGCATGAGCTCCCTGCCACGGACTCTCCGGGAGACTTCGGCGACCACCGGGCCGAGCGAGGGCCGCTCCGGATTCCGGAGGGTGGCGTAGGCGGCGGTCAGGCCGCCGGGGAGCTCCACCGGCGCCATGTCAGAGACTCCGAGTGGCCAAAGCGGCCTTCGTCGCCGCGGCGATGACGTCGGGGAGCGTGTCGAAGACAGTCCCGGTCTTCGCCGGGGGCTTCGGCAGCATCTCGATCCCGTCCAGGAGCTGCCTGGCCAGCTGAGTGGTCGCCACGGACACCTTCGGCGCCCGCAGCCCGTAGTCCAGGGCCCGAGCCGTGGATTCCATGACCGTCGTGAGCAGCCGAGTCCGGTAGTCCAGTAGATCCTCGGCTTCGAGCTCGGATATCAGAGCCTTGACGGCCGCATGGATAGCGCCATCGTCGCCAGTGGACAGATCGAAGAGCGGCATCCCAAGGTTCCTTTTCTCGAATCGTTTCGAATCTTGATTTTTTCCAGGTTTTTGAGGCTATCGGGGGG